TACACCTAGTAAAACACTTTCATGTAAATATAAAGATCATAACGGAAAAATTTATGCTTTAGCCTATCTCGGTCATAAAAAGCATCAAGGATATCATAGATTTGTGTATGAAGAATTTACAGGAACAAAATTAACTAAAGATTATCATGTTCATCATATAGATGGAGACACTTTAAATAATGATATAAATAATTTAGTTAAATTAAGTCGCTCAGAACATAAGATTGCTCATAATTCTTTACAATTTCGTGTAGCCGATTTATATAAACAGAGTATTGTTAAATTTGAAAATGGAAAATATTTATTAGGAATATAAAATATGCCTTATGATTTAGTTATAGTAGAATCGCCCAAGAAAGCAAAACATATACAATCTTTTCTTGGTTCAAGTTATAAAGTTGTTGCTTCCGTTGGACATATGTACGATTTACCAAAAAAACAACTAGGTATCGACATTAAAAAAGATTTTAAACCAACTTATGTTATTATGGATGATAAAAAAGATGTAGAAAAAAATATACATAAGTTAGCAAAGAACGCAAATATTATTTATTTAATGGCCGATTTAGATAGAGAAGGTAGCGGAATTGCCAAAAATATACACGACCATCTTCCTAAAGATTGTGTAGTTAAAAGAGCAACTACAAATGAAATTACTAAAACAGCAGTAAAAAAAGCAATTCAAAACGCTTATAGTATGGATGATGAAAAAGATCTAGTTAATGCTTATGAAGCAAGGCGTATACTCGACCGCATTGTTGGGTTTAGGGCATCATGGCCTGTTCAGCAGGCCACAGGAGGGCGTTCAGCAGGTAGATGTCAGAGTGTTGCTTTGAGAATTTTAGCAGATAGAGAAAAAGAAATACAAAGTTTTATTCCTATTATTTATTGGCCGATTGTGGCAGAGTTATTAACCAATAAAAAAGAAAAAATTATTGCTGAAATTAAAGTTCCTAAATCTTTAGATATTTCTACCAAAGAGGAAGCAGAAAAAATAATCAATGTGTTAAAGAAGGGTCCAGTAAAAGTATCAAAGTACGATCAAAATCAAGTAGATGTAAATCCATATCCGCCTTTTACGACATCTACTTTATATCAGGCGGCAGCAGCAATAGGTATTTCATTACAAGGTTGTAAGGTTGCTTCTCAATCATTATTTGAAAACTCTTTTTGTACTTATATTAGAACTGATTCTACAAATATTTGCGCAGAAGCCATGACTAATATTCATTTTTATATAAAATCTAATTATAATAATCAATATCAATTATCAAAACCTAGAAATTATAAGAGTAAAGTTAAAAATGCCCAAGAAGCGCACGAAGCAATCAGGCCCACTGATATTAAATTAGAAAAATTATTACAAGGAACAGATGACGAGAAAAAAATATATGAATTGATTTGGAGAAGGACTGTTGCTTCACAAATGACTCCGGCAAAAGTTTTAAGATCAAGTGCTGAATTTAAATGTAATAAATATGTATTAGGGGCTACTGGAAGTAAAGAATTGTTTGATGGCTTTAGAAAAGTATGGACATATGGAAATACAGATGATAGATATATGCCAATAATTAAAGTTGGAGATACCGTAGATGTAATTGATATTAAGACTGAAAAGAAAGAAACTCAGCCACCAAAAAGATATTCTGAGGCATCATTAACTAAACTATTAGAAACTGAGGGCATAGGTCGTCCAAGTACTTATGCTAATATTATTACTACAATATTAGATAGAGGCTACGTAGAAAAGAAAAAAAATATATTTCATGCTACTGAATTGGGGATTAGAGTTTCAGATTTTATGGTTTCATCTGATTTCTGTTTTATCGATACAAAATTTACTTCTAAAATGGAAGATGATTTAGATGAAATATCGAACGGAAAGAAAAATAAATTAGAAGTCTTAAATGCTTTTTGGGAAAGACTTAAGAAAGATTTAGAAAAAGCGAAAGTAGTAAAAAATAAATCACAACAAACTAATTTTGAATGTCCAGAATGTAAAAAAAATAATATTAAAGCAAATTTATTAAAAAAGGTAAGTAAATTTGGACCATTCTTTTCTTGTGAAAATTATAAGAAAGATGGAGGTTGTAAATATACGGCTAGTGTAGATGAAAATGGAGAACCTAAAGAGAAAGTTAAAAAAGATCCACCTAAAGAATCTCAATTTAAATGTCCAAAATGTAAGAGTGTTATGGTGGAAAGAACTGGACCTTATGGGGTATTTCTAGGTTGCTCTGCGTATCCAAAATGTAAAACAATTATGGATATGCAGGGCCAAGTAAAAGAACCGGCAAAGAAAAAATGGAAAAAGAATTGGAAAAAGAAATGATTTGTGATGTTGACGTTGACGTTTTTTTGACAGAAGATTCCCCGGATACTAAAGAAGATGTCTTAACAGGCCCCTTGGATACTCCAGGAAGCCCTATAAGAGGTCCATATATTAAAATGTGTCCTACATTCCGTAGATTAGAACAAATAGCCGTAGAGTGTGGTGGAGGATGGGAAAATTGGGAACCATATAGATGTACGTATCATTTTAATAGTGAAGATCAATGCGACATGTTTATAGACATATCTAAAAATGAATTCGATCACATACTGATAGAAAAAAAAATATGGAAATGGAGTAAAAAGAATAAATAATGGGAAAAATATTTTTTACATCTGATCAACATTTCTTTGACAATAGATTTGAAATATTATTTAGAGATTTCAAATCACAAGAACAATACACAAAAACAATTATTGAAAATTGGAATAATACTGTAGGAAAATTTGATACAGTCTATTGTCTTGGAGATATTGTTTATGGAAATAATCCATTAAATATAATAAGCAATCTTCATGGAGTTAAACATTTAATAAAAGGTAATCATGATAAACACGAAGATGATGAATATTTAAAATATTTTAAAACCGTTAAAGATAATATTATATTAAAAACCTCTAAAATTCCACTTGATAATAATGAATCACATCAACCAGAAATAGTAAAATTATATTTAAATCATTATCCAGTGATGGGTGAAGTTTATATGTGGAATTTGTGTGGACATATTCATGGATCGTGGAGGCACCAGAAAAATATAATAAATGTATCTGTTGATTGTTGGAATTTTAAACCCGTTTCACTTGGGACTATAATGAGATTGATGGATGCCATAGAAAATTATTATGATGAAGATGTTTGGGCGGCATATAATCAAATGAATACAGAATATATGGATAGGGGTAAGAAAGGTAGTTATTCAGATGGATAGAAGAGATTTATTTAAAAATATGTTAGGTGCGATAGGTGGATATTTTGCTTTCCCAAAATTTCTACAAACAAAAAATATATCGCAGATAAAAAACATTAAAAATGAAATCAAATTAAGTCCTGAATTCGATGAAAAACTTAAACATATAGCAGAAGTTGTTCGTCGTAGATTAGAATGTAAAAGTTTATTGCGTAGAGTCTTAATGGAAGATGATCTGCCAAAAGATTTATGGCCAGAAGAAGCATCTTATGAAAAAGGTTCAGATGCGGCTTTGGTATGGGAAGGTGGAATAAAGTATATAAGAGATAGTAAAGATGTGCGAAATCATGTTTTTTATGATTATAGAAAAACTGATTATGTGTCTGTCCCTACCTATAATGTCCCGCAAACAGTTCCAGCATGGTGTTCGGATTGTTGCCCAGATATTAAAGATAATTTAAAAAAACATAAACTAATTTTAGACAGCGAAGAAGAATTGAATGGATCTATTTTAGAATCATACCAAAATAAATTGTTAAATTTATACATTGAAGATGAAAATGATATATTATTTAAATTACTAGATGCTGCTACAAAAACCATTGGTAAATATTTAAGAGCAAAATATAATTCTAGTTATAGGGATGGTATTTATTATTTAAATAAGGGTTTTCTATCAATTGAGAAGCATGATTTAGTTGTAACAAACATTATAATGAATAATGAAACTTTTAGAAAAATAATTTCATCGACGAAAAATAAAGATAATTTTGATAAAGCATGTGAACCAATTATGTTAAGTAGAATAAATTCATCATGGAATTACTTATGGGGCCATTTATGGACAGCAGATATATTTGTATCAAATCAATGTCCTAAAAATACTGTTTATTTAATGACAAGCCCAGATTGTGTCGGAGCGATGCCAATTGAAGAAGATATAATAATTACTCCAGTTATAAATAATAATAAAATTTGTTTATATGATAGTGAACGAATCGGAGCAGCAATTATTAACAATTACGCTGTTGCTAGAATAGATTTTAGACAATGAATAAAAAAAAGAAATGTTGTAATTTCAAAACGGATTTCAAGCCCTATAATGGTTTGAGATCAGGTTGGATTGGCAAAGATTCTAAAGTTAGTTTTTGTGTAAAATGTGGACAGGTTTGGATATATGAACCAGAATTACATTTCTATTTTTCACAAGATGACACTCATGAAAAAAAATATATTTGGAAAAAACTAATGATTGACGGAGAAACGATTGAAGAATAAAAATATTTTAGATGGAGCATTAACATATCTTTGTGGTCCTATCGATAACGCACCCGATGATGGTGTAGGATGGCGTCAGAGAATTAAAAAAGGTATTAAAGATAAAAATATAGATTTATCGGTATTAGATCCAACTGAAAAATTTGGAGATTTAGTATCAGAATCTAAAGAAGAAAAAGAATTACATTTTAAATTAAAAAAAGAAGAAAAATATGATGAACTTACAAAATATATGAAAAAAATTGTAAGACATGATTTGAGACAAGTAGATTTATGTGATTTCCTTATTGCCAAAATTGATATAAATATTCATGCCTGTGGATCGTATCATGAAATGATATTGGCTGACATACAACATAAACCTATTTTATTAGTTGTTGAAGGAGGTAAACAAAATACACCTTCTTGGTTATTTGGGATATTAGATCATAATCTATTCTTTGATACGGAAGAACAACTAATAGATTTTTTAGACAAAGTAAATAATGGAGAAATAAAACTTGATGATAAATGGGTGTTATTCCGAAAAGAAATAAAAGGGATATTAAATAAGCAGTAGGTGCTAGAAATATAGTTAAGATAGCAGAAAGAGAGACAAAAAAATGGAAAGAAGAGATTTATTCAAGAGTGCTTTAGGAGCGATTGGTGGATTTTTTGTTTTGCCAAGTTTATTAAAGTCTAAAAATGTTCTACAAAAAAAGTCTAAAAATATTCTACAAAAAAATGACAATGGCTTAAGTTATGAATTTTTGAGCAACTTGAAAATAGTAAGAGAAAGTGTTAGAAGGCAATTGGAATGTAAAAGTTTATTGCGTAGAATGTTAATGGTAGAGAATATACCAGAAGGTTCAGTTGCTTTATACAAAAGTTCAGTTGCTTTATACAAAAGAAAGTCAGATATTGCTTATATTTGGGTTGGCAACAATAAAAGAAAAGATGGATACTTTGATCGTGGTCAAGGTAATGAACAAATGGTAGTTGTTCCAACTTTTGAAATTCCTTCGTCTGAGAATTCAAAAAAACATGAATATGCGATAAACAACGAAAAAGAATTAGAAAACAATATTAAAAGAAATGAATATATAAATAAATTATCAGATTTATATATTGAGGAAGAAGAATCTATTTTATTTAAAATGTTAAATTGTGTAATTGAATCAAATCAACAACACATTGGTAATATAGGATATAACAATTTTGATTTATGTGTAAAAAATGCTTATCACATGATAGAGCAATGGAATATCAAAGTAAGTCAAATTATTATTCACCCAGAAACGATAAATAAAATAGATTATTTTAAAAATAAAAATTATGTAGATATTATAAATATAGAAGCCCAAAATGATTTATCGAAAATGGAGAGTTCTTTGTGGGGCCATTTATGGACATCTGATATTACTTTATCTAAAAATTGTCCAAAAAACACAATGTATTTAATGTCCGGGCCAAACCAAGTTGGAGTTATGCCTATTAGATACGATGTAATCATAATTTCTAGCCAAATTAACAATAAAATTTATTTATATGATTATGAAGAAATAGGAGCAGCAATTATTAACAATCATACTGTTGCTAAAATTGATTTTAACTAAAATACAGAAGGAGACAAAACATGCAGGTTAAAGCAACATTCGAACCAGTAGCGGAATTCACAGAAATAGCAAAGAAGGTAGTAGATAAGTATTCTGATGTATTTGCGAGTGTAGATGTAGAAAATATTAAATGTCTTGCTATTAATAACAAGACACGATCTGAAAAGAAAGGACTTTGGGATATTAAGGCAATTCCAGAATATGCTCTTCCTGATTGTCCTTTTGCTTATTATGTGATTATTTATCTTGATGATTGGACAGAAATGCCCGATAAGATAAAGAATAGACTTGTAGCAGATGTATTATTTGCTATACCAGAAGATAAAGGAAAAACAAAAACTTATGATCTACGAGCCCATAGCCCTATGATTAGAGCGTTTGGCGTTGACTTCATGGATTCAGAAGATGGCGACGATCCATTAGAAAATGAAGTTAAGTGGATACTTTAAAAAGGAGATAATTTTTATGACATTTATTACCAGTTTAAATATTGAAGGAAAAAATTATTATAATATTTTAAAACCAACAACAGATATTGATAAAGAATTACTTAAATACATGATGGAACAAACAATTTATAAACATGTAAAAGATGATAGAAATCAATGTCATTATAAATGTGATGTTCACGAGCCCGATAAAGATGGTATAATGGAAGTATCGATTAGTAGATTAGAAAATGATGGTAATTTTAAAGTTTTTAATACAAAATGTTTTTTGAAAGGTATTTTATTACAACCGCAATTTTTATCCAACGAATGGAGTTGGGATACTATAAAAATAGATATCCCTTCTATTTTTCGTCCGTAAAATATAATAGTATAAATAGAATTTTTAAGGAGATAAACTTATGTCTTATCAGTTAATTAGAAGAGATGAATACGGTGGAACAGATATCATAGGAACATCTAGTAATGTTCAAGATGCTGTTAAATTAGCAAAAAAGATGATTACAGAAGATAATATGGACAATGCTTTAACTTTTGATGATAAAATGGAAGATTGGGAAAGTTATTTTATTGAAGTATTAGATGAAGATGGACAACCTACCCTTGATGCCGTCTATGGTGGACAAGAAAAAGGTTATCATTTTGTCTATGATTTAAGAAATAATAATGTTGCTAAAGTTCCATTAAAAGATGTAGATGTTCCTAAAAGATTTTATATAGGAACAGATAATAAAAAAGATTTGTATGCTGCTAAAATAATTAGAGGGAAGCCGGGAGAAAGAGAAATTATAACAGATATTAAACATGATATGTTAAGAGATAAAACAGTTTATTATTTGAAAGTTATGTGATATATTAATTTTTGAAGGAGAAAAAGATGAGTGGTAATTTTAACAAGGTAAAAGATAGTGGAGCAATTAGAGATTTTGGGACGGGAAGTATAAGGGATACCTCTGCTGGCAAAGGACGGTTTGATCTTTTGCCTATGCTAGCACTATTTCGCATAGCAAAACATTTTGAGAATGGCTCTTTACGCTATCTTCCTAGAAACTGGGAACAAGGTATCCCTTTAAGTTGTTTTTGGGATTCGGCATTTAGGCATATGATGAAGATGATGTTAGGCATGGATGACGAAGATCATTGTGCCGCTGCTGGGTGGAATTTAATGTGTTTTATTGAGACAAAGATGAGAATTGAATTAGGTATTCTTCCTAAAGAATTAGATGATATGCCAAAAACATTTCAAAATAAAGAAGTTATGGAAAAACTTGTAGAAATGTTTGAGGAATCAATAAAGTCATCTATAATAAGTAAAGAAGACGATGAAGAAGTTAAAGAAGAAGTAGTAGCAAAGAAAAAGATAAAAGAAATTAAAACACCAAGAGAATTTGGTGGAATGTGAAAATTCTTAGACGAATTAAGGAGAATAAATAAGTGGAAACTAGCATTCCTTTAGCCTTGAAATATAGGCCAAAACGATTATCGGAAGTAATAGGTCAAGATGTTATTGTAAGAATATTAACTAATTCTTTCAAGAGCAAAAATTGGCATCACGCCTATATATTAGAAGGTATTTTTGGATGTGGTAAGACCTCAATTGCCCGTATTATGGCGGCAATGGAGAATTGTGAAGAAGGGGCAACTTTAGAACCATGTGGAAAGTGTAAAACATGTAAAGAAATATTTGAAGGTAAATCGCAAGATGTAAAAGAAATTGATGCCGCTTCAAAACGCTCAATTGATGATATTAGGGCTTTACAAGAAGATATATTAACTTGTCCTATCTATTGTAGAAAGAAATATGTGATTATTGACGAGTCGCATGGACTTACCGGATATGCTGCCGATGCTGCTTTAAAGATGATAGAAGAACCTCCTCCTCATGTAAGATTTATATTAGCAACTACTCAAGCAGAATCATTTAAAGCCACTATTCCTAGTAGATGTATTACATTAAATTTTAAGAAAGTTGATTGGAGAGAATTAAAAACACATTTAGCAAATATATGTAAAATAGAAAATATAAATATAGATGAAGATGCTTTAAAAATGATAGCAAGATCATCGCAAAATAGTGTTAGAAATTCACTACAAAATTTACAAACTCTTATAGATTATGCTGGAGATGATAAA